TTATCGTAACCTTTTGGAATCACCTTTAGATTTTGTAAAATTAATAGAGTCTACAAATGAATTATTAGATGGAACTCAATGTATTTCTCCATGGAAAACATGGAGATCCAGCACAGTTTTTGAAGAAGTCTATGGAGAATATAAAGACTGTTCTAAAAAATATTCTTCTTCTACATCAGATATTAATAAAAAATGTATTGAAATTATATCTGAAATTGAAAATATTATGAATCTTTGTTCTGATGATTATTCTAAACAAATAAAAGAAGATGTTGGATTTGCAGATAGCTTTCGAATACAAAAATATAACACAGGTCAGCAAATGGGTAACCATGTAGATAATCAAGACTATAATGACTCATTTCAAAAGCTTTCATTTTCCCTTGTTTTTTATATTAACGATGACTATGAGGGTGGCGAGATAGAGTTTAAAGAGCAGGGAATAAAAATTAAGCCAGAAGCGGGCAGTCTAATAATGTTCCCGTCTGTTGCCCCATATTATCATAGAGCTCATATAATAACTGCAGGCAATAAATACATGGCTCCAGGATTTTGGTACAAACCTTAGAAGCAAATTGAGGTACAATAAATAGATGTCCTATAAGCTAAATGTACTTAAAGATTTTCCAATAATGTTTATGCCACTTGATAAGCAGACTGGATTATATAAACCCGATACTTATGATGCATCAGGTTGCTATAACAATGGAACATACTCTGGTAGTTTAACTGCTGCAATATTGCCAATTGTTCAAGGATGTAAGTATTCTGTAATGATAACAAATTCAAAATATATTACAGCTTCAATAAACAAAAATTTTTATGCGATATCATCAGTTCCAGGTTTTGGAACTAAATACACAAAAGATAACGATTTTTCAATGGAGATTTGGATTAAGCCATTTATATCTATTGCTACATCCACTCCAATTTTTGCAGACGAGACATCCGTATTTGGAATATATTATGAAAACGATCAAATTGTATTTAAAATGGCAGGACAAAAACTAGAGTGTTTATTAGACACAAAAGATAAAGCAATGCATATTGTTTGCACATATTCATTAAATGCAATGTCTATTTATATCGATGGTGTACTTTCAGCAACAAAAAGTATATCTGGATTTTCTTTTTTAAATACAAACTTAACGTTAAAAATTGGACCAACAAAAAATACTACTGACAACTTTATTTGTAGTGCACCCGCAGTATATAGATATTCATTGTCAGATCAAAAAATATATAGTCATTATATAAGTGGAATAAAATCAATTTCTGCAACTCAAATATCTAAACCAAATAACGGAATATTATTTTCATTAAATCAACAGTCAGTTAAATCAGCATTTAAATATAGGTTTTCTGAATTAGATCTTGATTTAATATTTAATCAGTCAAACATTTATTATGATCAAAATAAAAATAAATTAGAGTTTTATTCTTCAGTTGGAAGCCCAACGTATACTATAGAAAAAATAATTATAATCCCATCTAATGTTGATATAAATTCTTCAAAAATTGAATGGGCATCAGAAAATGGAATAGTAGTACAAACAAGTATTAATAATATAGATTGGCAAACTTGTGAAAATGGATACGCTATACCGCAATACAAAAGAGGTTTTGTTTCTTCAGAAAGAACTTTATACTTAAAAATTATTATGTCTACAAATGAAGCAAATAACATTATGCCAACGTTATCATATTTCCAAATAGATCTTTTTTCTACAAATAAAATACAGGCAGATTCATCAGACAGCTATATTTACTCAGATTCCGAGTACTCTCTGGCAAAAAATAATTATCCAGCCCTATTAAGAAAAAAAATTAATGGTATATCTGTTAAAAACGATGGGTATTTTAAAACTTCTACAATGACAAAAGATGTATACGGCATTGAATTATTTTATATGCCAACAACGGTAAATACTAATGGCGGAATTATATTTGCATCGGGAACAAAATTTGAATGGAAATCAGGCACTATTTTAAAACAAAATATTAGCAATATTTTTATTAATGGAATTGACAGAACAGCAGATACTTCGGCAGCAACAGTATTTTTAAATAATCAAATTAATCATGTATTTATTATATTTTCAAGCCCAATAAGTTCTTCAGAATTTACTTTTAATAAAATTTCAGATGGGGCACCCGCCCCATGGACTGCTGCTTCTTACAAGGATATTATTTTTTATAATTCCGCAGTAGATATAGTTATGGCAGTTGAGCATTATAATTTTGCAACAGGAATTTCTTCAAATTCAGACGCAATTTCTACAATGACAATATCTGAAAATCAAAGTAGGCTACAGACATTAATTAACATTGGGGCCCTTTCTGGGACCTGGGTAGTGACAAAAACAGTATAATCTGTCACAAAGTCTAACAAAATATAGACTTTGGTTAAAAAGAATGGTAGAATTGTAATCTATGAAGATACTTAGACAAAAAAAGCAATATGTAGATGAAACTACGCTTGGCGTTTATGTTTGGTTAATGCCAGATGGAAGGTGGATAGGAGATGACGACGGAAACTACCTGTCTGTGCCATCAAGAAAAGGCAATAGAACCAGAATTGACGAGCTTGCTAGAGAAGTTAGGTCGTATGGTATTTACGAAGGATCTCCTCATTTTCTTGCGGGCAGCAGAAAAATAACAGATGAAGAATTTCAAGAACAGGAAGATAGGCTAAAGTGGGGCCTAATTCCAGACCCGCTGGACATAGGAAATTATAAAGACGGAGCAAGACAAGGGAGAGTAATATGACCGAGTATATGGAAGACTCGTATGAAATCAATGAGGATATTAATATCTCAAATGGCTCAGACATGTTCTCATTTACAAAAAAAGAACAAAACTCTGTAGACCCATTTTCAATTGAGCTTGATGAAATTAAAAAACTTCGTGGCATAGGTCCAACTTTTAAAAGAAAAATTAGCAGAGATTTTGCTAAATCATTTACAGGAGTAGACGGTTCTGGAACTCAGCAGAACCTTCTGCAAATGGCAATCACTGGGTACGCTATGTTTGACCTGGTTGAGCCAGTTTATAATTTAGAGTATCTATCTAAAATTTATGAAGTATCTACTTATAATTATTCTGCAATAAATGCAAAGGTTTCTAACATTGTTGGCTTAGGTTATACATTTATGGAAACAAGAAAAACAAATGATGCTATTGATGAAATAACAGATACCAAGCAATTAGATCGTGCAAGAAGAAAAATTAATAAGTTAAAGCAAGATTTAGAGGGATGGCTTGACTCAACAAATGACGAGGATACATTTACAGAAACATTAATTAAGGCATATACTGATTTAGAAGCTACGGGGAATGGTTATATTGAAATAGGTAGAACCACTGGAGGCAACATTGGGTATATTGGTCATATCCCAGCAAAAACAATGCGTGTCCGTAGATTACGAGATGGATTCATGCAATTGCTTTATGGGAAAGTAGTTTTCTTCAGAAACTTTGGAGACACTGAAACAGAAAATCCAATTACAACAGCAGAAGACAGACCTAATGAGATCATACATTTAAAAAAGTATACCCCAATGAATAACTATTATGGCGTACCAGATATTATTGCGGCCCAGCAAGCTTTAGCGGGAAATGAATTTGCTGGAAGATATAACCTAGATTATTTTGAAAATAAAGCAGTCCCTAGATATATTATTACAGTTAAAGGAGCAAAGCTTTCTCCAGAATCCGAAAGAAAACTTCTTGAATTTTTTCAAGTAGGGCTAAAGGGCAAAAATCATAGATCTCTTTATATTCCTCTTCCAGCAGATACTCCAGACTCCAAGACTGAATTTAAAATGGAGCCGATTGAAGCGGGTGAACAAGAGTCTTCATTTAATATTTATCGTAAAACAAATAGAGATGAAATACTCTTGGCACACAGAGTACCTATTAATAAATTAGGAACTCCAGAGGGAGTAAATCTTGCCGTAGCCAGAGATGCTGATAAAACATTTAAAGAGCAGGTATGTAGACCAGCTCAAATGAGACTTGAAAAAAGAATTAATTTAATTATTTCAGAAAAGACAGATGCGCTTGCTATTAAATTTAATGAATTAAGCTTGACAGATGAAATATCTCAAAGCCAGATTGATGAAATTTATTTGAGGATGCAGGTCATAACACCAAATGAAGTTAGAATTAGAAAAAATATGATACCCAGAGATGGTGGGGATGAAGTCGTAGAATTAAAGCCTCAGCAGGCTGCAGACCAAAAAGCAAAATCTACGGGAAATAAAACCAGGGACAAACAAAGAGCGGCAAATGCCCCAGATAAAACTGGGGAAGGCAGAAATGCTAAAGGGGATGGTCCTAAAGTAAAGTAATTTACTCAACCGCTATTTGCATTGTAGTGGATTAGGATATAAAATTAAGCATATGAATATCGAGAAATCATACTGGTCAACAGATGGAGAAAATCTACATCTTTCTGTGCCCTTTACAAAAGTTAATCGTGAAAACCGCACTGTCTCTGGCTTTGCAACATTAGACAATGTTGATCAGACAGGTGACGTTGTAACAGCAGAAGCAAGTATGTCAGCTTTTGAAAACTTTAGAGGGAATTTACGTGAGATGCATCAGCCACTAGCTGTTGGCAAAGTTGTCTCATTTAAACCAGAAACATTTTATGATCAAAAATCAAAAGAATTTTATAATGGCGTATACGTAACGTCATATATTTCTAAGGGTGCACAAGACACATGGGAAAAGGTTTTGGATGGAACATTATCTGGGTTTTCAATTGGCGGTAAAATAAAGACTTCAGATAATGAGGTAAATAAGTCAACAGGTCAATCAGTCAGATTTATTAAAGAGTATGACCTGATAGAATTATCAATTGTAGATTCTCCAGCAAATGAGCTATGTAATATTTTTTCTATTGAAAAAATAAATGGACAAATGGTATATAAGGGAATAGCTACAGAAGTTGTAGCAGAAAATATTTTTTATTGTGAAGAAAGCGATTCAGTGTTTATGTCAACAGAAAAAACATTTGAATCTCCGATATCTGGAAAGCAAACAGTTTTGATTGGCTGGGTTGAAACTTCAGATATTAATAAGTCAAAAGAAATAGATAAGATTCTTGCTTCATTTAAGAAGACAAGATTATCGTTACCTGATACACAAATAATTGCAAAACAGGTAAACGTACAAGGAGGTAATGAAGTGTTAGATAATAATAACGAAGTTGTAGCCACAGAGGCTATCGTTGAAGAGCCAATTGCAGAAGTTGCAGTTGTCGAAAATACTTCTGAAGATCTTTTTGATAAGTCACTAGAAACAATTGAGGCACCTACAGCTGAAGCTGTAGTTGAAGCAGTTGTTGAAAGCGATGCGCCTGATTTTGCAAAAATGTTAGGCGACCTAAAGGGATTTCTATCAGATACGCTCACAAAAGCTACAGAAGCAAATGCTAGTCAGGTTTCAGAGATCAAAGAATCAGTTGAGACATTTAGCAAGAATGTTGATGCTAGAATTTCTGAGCTATCAGAAAAGCACAGCGTACTTAGTGCAGCTGTAACAGAAATAAAGAGCACCATAGATGGTGTACAAAAGCAGGTAGACGCAGTTGAAAATGATACTGCAATTAAGAAGTCCTCATACCTTGGCGGGTCTGAGGTTGTAACAAAATCAAAATCAAAATGGAACGGTTCTTTCCTCGGTTCCGTAAATGAAATCTTTTCAAACTAAGGGTAGGTAAAAAAATGAGTAATGAACTATTAGAAAAATCAGTAGCAGCAGGAACCAACGTAACAGGTTCTTTTGCTTCTACAGCAGCAGGCGCAACTGGATCACACGTTGCAGCTGAAGACGGCAACGGTGGTCTTTTAAATCCAGAGCAATCTGCAAGATTTCTAGACTACATGTTCGATGCTACCGTAATTGGTAAGGTTGCACGTACGGTCCGCATGAAGTCAGATACAACCGAAATTGATAGAATGTCTGTTGGTGAAAAGCTTGTAAAGCTTGCAACTGAAGCAGATAACACTGGATCTAATTCAGCTGTTACATTCTCAAAGATTTCTCTTACAACAAAGAAGCTTCGCCTAGACTGGGAACTTTCAACAGAGTCTCTAGAAGACAACATTGAAGGTGCAGATCTTGAAGATCACATTGCACGCCTAATGGCGACACAGGCTGGAAACGACATTGAGGACCTAGTTCTTAATGGTGATACATCTCTAACAGGAGATGCTCTATACAAGGCATTTAATGGCATTGTTAAGAAGGCAAAGACAAGCGGTCACGTAGTTGATGCTGCACAAATTAAGGGAGCAAACACTGCAACTGGTCTTGACCGTGCAGTATTTAATGCAGCCCTTAAGGCACTTCCACGTAAGTACAAGCAGCGTCGTACAGACCTTCGCTTCCTATCAGGATCAAACTTGATTCAGGATTACTTGTACTCTAACTCACAGAATGTACAGAACATTACACCACAGGATATCGCTTCTGGCGTAATTCGTGGAGATGTTCCAGTTCTTGGTGGACCAGCAGGTTATGTTGCTCCATACGCATTTGGTATTCCAATCATTGAAGTACCACTTCTTTCAGAAGTACAGACTGGCTCATACACAGGTGCAGCTGGCTCACACGGTGACATCCACTTGACATTCCCAAATAACACTGTTATTGGTATTAAGCGTGATGTAACTGTATACCGTTTCTTTGTCCCTAAGAAGGACACAATCGAATATACAATGTATACTCGTGTTGGTACACAAATCGAGCAGGCAGATGCTTGGGTTGTTGTTAAGAACATTAAGATTGCTTCCTAATTAATTAGGGGTAAATCCCAGAAAGGCCCCCAATTAATTTTGGGGGCTTTTCATTTAAATTTATCAATGCTATAATGGATAAACCTAGAAAAAGGAGATTAAACTATGTCATTCGAGACATTGAAAGTAGCTGAATTAAAAGAAATTGCAGAATCTTTTGCAGTAGATACTAACGGACTAAAAAATAAAAAAGACCTAATTGCTGCTATGGCAGAAGAAGGCGTTACATATTCAATTTATGAAAATACAACAAAGGCCGTAGAAGCGGCAACAGAAGAGATAGAAGTCCTTCCAAAATTTGATCCAAAGTCTCAAGCTGAGGGCACTGTGCTTGTTAGAATGACAAGAGATAATGCTAGATATGATATACATGGCAATACTTTTACAAAGGCACACCCATTTATAGCTTTAACAGAAGAACAAGCTCAAGAAATCTTTAATACAGAGGAGGGCTTTCGTTTAGCTACACCCAAAGAAGTTCAGGACTTCTATAGCTAATAAAAAGCAGTAAATAATGGCAGAAATATACAATCATCAAACTTCACCAGTAAAAACAAAAATATACTGGGGTGGGGAAATAACGGACGCAGACGGACCAGTCGTAGCAACAGTAAGGAAAGTAACTACTGATGGAACCGTTTATCCTACACTTGCAACTTATACTGCCACAAAACTAGAGTCAGACATCGGGACGTATCAAATTACGATACCATTCAGCCTTTCCTTCAATCCTATGAAACTTAGAATAACTTGGACATATCAGGTAGGCGGAATTGATGGTAGAAATACTCAAATTGTAGATATAGTAACTCCATACGTAGATATATCTGATGTTATAGATGATTTAAATTTTGGTACAGATCCATCTGATCCAAACTACAAGACCTATGGCGAGCTGCAGCTAGCAGAAAAATATGCTAGAAAATTAATTGAGGCTTATACAAACCAAGTTTTTTATCTATATAATGGAACACAAATTGCACACGGATACGACTCTGATATATTGCCACTTCCAATTAGAATAGAAGACCTTGCATCTTTGCAAGAAGAAGATGTAACAGTATTTGAAGCAGGCCAGCCATCAAATAACTGGTTTTATACACCAATTGTTTCTGAATCAAATTATGGAATTAGAATTAATAGACAAGATCTTCAAGACAATACAATGTATTCGGCAAATGGAATGATACCGCCATCAATTAATGATAGAGGTTATTCTGGTACATTTAAGAAAGATTTTAGGTATAGTGTAACGGGCACATTTGGATGGCTCTATGTTCCAGATAATGTAAGAGAGGCATGCAAAATTTTAATGCAGCAATATTTTGAAAAAGACCGTGCATGGAAAGATAAATATGTAAAAAATATTAGCACATTTGACTGGAAGTTTGAGTTTATGGAAGATGCACATAGAGGTACAGGAAACCTATATGCAGATCAGCTCCTTGCGCCATATGTCACAAATGGCATGGTTGTATTTTAAATGGAACTAGTATCTTCTTTAATGCCATTAAAGCTTGATATTTATCTTCAATCAGATACTCAAGATGAAAATACAGGAGCAATTAAAAAACAATGGTCTTATTATAAAACTATGCCCTGTTCTGCAAAGGGTGTAATATCAAATTCAGCAACATCTAGAAGCGGTGATAAACAAGCAATTGGTACAAAGTATACTAATGAACAAGTACTAGAAATAAGAAGCATTGATCAAATAACTTATAGAGAAAAAATAACTAACATAAGAGATATAAAAGGCAACGTAATATGGAAAGAATTAAATTTTCCTTCTGATACACCAACTGTTTTTGAAATAATTAGCTCTACTCCCGTAACCGACCCATTTGGTAATGTAATGGCATATAACTCTGTTGCCAAAAGATCGGAGAATCAGAAAATTGACATCTAATGTGGCTTTATTTTCAGCAGCAAGCAGACTAGAAAATTTAATGATTGGCACCCCACAAAAGGGTCCAATTGTTGATAGTACGGTTGCACAGGTATCTGCATTTTTATATTACCAGGCAAATGTTATACAAAAGCTTGAATCAAATGCAGAATTTAAAATGCTGTTTAAAAAAACAATATTTAATAAAATTAATGAAGATTTTGGATTATATGTTGATTCAAAAGCCAGAACTCAGCCAAAATCCCTACATCATGTGTATGAGTGGGGCAAGGTAGGAGTTCCAGAAGATAGATTATTTAAACTATCATCTATGGATGCAGTAGGACTTTCATTTAAAATAAATTATGATTTTAAACTTTCAAAAACAAAAGTACCAAGAAATAATAGTAAACAAACAAGAGATTATGTATTTGCAAAAAAAGCTTCTGTCATTGAAGCAGGAACACCCATCATAATCCACCCAACGTCCACACAGCGCTTAGTATTTCAGATTGATGGAATACTAGTCTTTATGCCCAAAGGGGCTTCAGTGACCGTTAAACGCCCAGGAGGACCAGGCGCAAGAAATCAATTTAGTCTTGCATACAACAGATTTTTTAATGGACAAATGGTTAGCAATTCAATTAAATCATCTGGTTTTCAAAATATATTTAATTCAAAATTATCTAAAGCACTTGACGTACCTTTAAATATTAAAAAAGTAAGATATTCTTTTGCTCCAAATACAATTCGGTCAGAAGCAGATATGGCATTAACAGAAGCCTTTGGAGGATCACTATGACAGATTATAAAGTAGATGCTATTTTTGAAATCCGCAGATATTTGTGGGAGGAATTAATTAAAAATGATGTATTTACTGCATCTGATTATTACAGCGATAATATAAATATGGAAATAATACCAATAATTCCAGTACAACAACAGCCAGAACTTAATCAATTTTTGAGCGGGAAGAAGCATATAGTATATGATAAGGTCGGAATCTCCTATGAGGATATCTGGCTAATATGCTGTGAAAAAATTTTATTTACTATTTATGCAACAGATGTCTCTGAAATTAATGAAATAAGAAATTTAATGACTGACATATTCAGAAGAATGGATGACTCAGCAAGAGACGTAAATTCTCAGAAAATATCACAGATATTTAAGTTTTATAGCACCTCCGTTGTAGAGATTTCTTCTACTACCCCATCAGCAGAATTACAGGGATTCCTGTCGGCTGATGTAATTGTTGAGGTCAAATACTCAAGAATGGTAGGCTCAGACGGAAGGTTTATCTAATTTGCTTTAGTTCACTAGTTCATCTATAATTGGTACTAGAGGAAATGAGCCTAGCCAGCTTGATTTACAGTAAGTCAATATATATATATTTATTTAACAGGAGGTTTTACAATGGCATATCAAGCCGCAGGAAATGCAAAAAATATTTTAGTTGGTGCTTCACCACTATTCCTGTCAGTCGAAGACTCAACAGTTGACGGCTATACAGATAACATGGCAGCAGGAACATCAAAAGCATTTGTAGCAAGCAAGAACAAGATGGTACCAGCATTTGATGCTGCATTATCTTATACAGATTCTTTGAATAAGATCCTTCCAACAACAGGTCTAACACAGACAGCAACACCATCAGTATCTACACCAGCAATTGGTGCAGCTTATCGTAACGTAGGTTACACAAATAACGGTCTTTCAATTACATACAACCCATCATATGGTTCAGTAACAGTAGATCAGCTTCTTGACTCAGCAAAGCTTTTCAAGGAGACAATGGAAGTTACTATTGCAACAGAAATGGCAGAAGGTACTCTTGAGAATGTTCTTGCCGTATTTGGACAAAAAGGCTCAACTCTAAGTGGATCAACTCTTGGTCTTGCAGGTGGAGCACTTGGTGAGGCTCCAACAGAGCGTCAGCTAATTGCAGTTGGACAAGCACCAACTACAGCAAACTCTTCAACAACTGAGCGTGTATATTATGCACGTCGTGTTCTTTCTGTACAACAGTCACAATTCCAATTGTCACGTAACGCAGCATCAACATTCCCAGTTACATTCCGTTTGCTTCCAGACGGTTCACAAGCAGGTTCAGAATACGGTACAATCGTTGACCGCACATGGACACCAGCATAATTAATTTATTTAATTAATAGTCTGCCCCCCAATAAAATGGGGGGTTTTCTATTGCTCTTGTATTTATGATATGATACAATAATTAAGACAATATCCTAGGAGGATTAAATTGGCAACAACAGTATATGATGTAGAAGAAGTTGAACTCCAAAATGGAGTTACAGTTAAACTTAAGCCTTTAACAATTAAAGAGCTTAGAAAATTTATGGTAGCTATTCAAAAAACTGCAGATGCAGTAACAGAAGATGATACATTAAATGTATTAATTGATGCTTGTGCAGTTGCACTAGAAAAGCAATTGCCAGATTTAGTTAAAGATAGAGATGCATTTGAAGATGTTTTGGACGTCCCAACAATTAACCGCATTCTTGAAGTTTGCGGAGGGATTAAGATGGATGACCCAAACCTCCTAGCGGCAGCGGTTCTGGCTGGCCAGAACTAGATTTAGCCGCTTTAGAGGGAGAAGTTTTTTTACTAGGTAATTGGAAAAATTACGAAGAACTAGAAGAAAGCTTATCAATGCCAGAAATGATTCAGACATTTAAAGCAATGCAAAAGTCTGAATCAGAAAAAAGAAAGTTCTTAGCCTCTATTCAAGGAATTGATATGGAAGAAGAGAATGAAGATCAAAATACAACTACATTTGAAGATGTTAAAAGAAGAGCATTAGGGATAACATCATCAGCCGATGATATAGTTTCGCTTCAGGGTAGTTTTGCAGGAGAAGCAGGGTTTGGTATCGGAGCAGGACTCGGGTACTCTAAGGAGTAAAGTATAAATTGTCTGAACAAAATATTAATACCAATATAACCGCTACAGCTAATTTTTCTGCTTTAACAAGCCAGCTCAATGCGGTTACTGCGGGCTTAATAAAACTGCAAGCAACAACAATAGGATTAAATTCAAATCTATCTAATCAGATGGGGATAATGAATAGATCCTTTGCTGAAACTATGCGGTCTACAGGACAATTTTCTACACATTTTGTAACCCTATCGGGAGATGTAAATCAGTTTGGTAAAAACCTAGATTCAGGAAGAATGAAGCTAGGGCAGTACTTTAATACATGGCAAGGACATGCTAAAAAAACAAGTACATTAGTAAAAGATTTAGCTAAACAACAAGTAATGCTTGAAAATGCAATTATTAAGCCATTGGGCAGAAATGCTCAAGGTTTAATGCAATACAATGTAATGGTTGGCACAGGCCTTGATGCAATTAAAAATAAAACAGCCCTCCTAGCTCAAGAACAATCAATCATGAATAAAATTATGAAAGATGGCTCAACTCAACTAGTTAATTGGGGAAAAAATACACAGTGGGCAGGTAGACAGTTAACAGTTGGACTTACAGTTCCCCTTATGATGTTTGGCACAGCTGCAGCAAAAGCATTTAGAGAGGCAGATCAGGAGCTAGTAAGACTTACTAAAGTGTATGGCGGATTAACAGCAACATCATCAGCAGACTTGTTAAAAATAAGAAATGATGTATCTTCAACTGCTAAAATGCTTGCAGCAAGTTATGGAACTTCGTATAAAGAAACAATCTCTCTTGCTGCAGATATTGCAGCCACAGGAAAAGAGGGACAAGATTTAATTAAATCAACAATTCAGACATCCAGACTTGCAGTTCTTGGAGAAATTGATAGACAAGATGCAATGAAAGCAACACTTGCTATACAAAATACATTTAAGCAGAATACAGACGAGCTCACACAGTCAATTGATTTTCTTAATGCTGTTGAAAACCAGACTTCCACAAGCCTTGCAGATTTAACTCAAGCCATACCCAAGGCTGGTCCAGTAGTACAAGCACTCGGAGGCAGCGTAAAAGATCTTGCGCTTTATTTGACCGCAATGAAAGAGGGCGGAGTTGAAGCAGCTCAAGGAGCAAATGCAATTAAATCAGCTCTAGCTTCATTAATTAATCCAACCAAAGTTGCAAAAGAGATGTTTACTGGTTTTGGAATTGATCTAGGTGGTATTATAACTAGAAATGCTGGTAATTTAACAGGTACTATAATGGAGTTACAAAAATCTCTTGATACCCTTGATCCCTTAAGTAAATCTAGAGCAATTGAACAATTATTTGGTAAATTTCAATTTGCAAGAATGTCAGCCTTATTTGAAAATTTAGGAAAACAAGGATCACAAACACTTAAAGTCCTTGATTTAATGAAAGCAAGCACAACAGATCTTGCAAGTATTTCCGCACGAGAATTAACACAAATGACACAATCTGCTTCAGGTAAATATAAAATAGCACTTGAAAGCGTAAAAGCAGACCTTGCTGCAGTTGGAGAAAAGTTTTTAGTAATTAATACTTTTGTTTTAAAAACAGTTGATGGCATAGTAAAATTTGTAGGTAATTTACCAGGTCCAATTAAACAGATATTAACATTGGTTGGCGGATTAACAGCAGTAGCGGGACCACTTATTATGTTAACGGGTGTTCTTGGAAACTTCTTTGGATACATTGTAAAGGGAGTATTTTCTTTAAAATCATTATTTAAGGGAACTTCAGGATTTAAATTACTTACACCAGAAATTATGGCTGCAGCTGATGCAGGCAAAACAATAGAGCAAGTTTTTTATAGCGACGCAAAAGCAGCAATGACTTTTGCAGATGCAGTAAATGCCCTTGCAAATTCATTTGTAATATTACAACAAAAAGCATTAGCTGCAACAACAGTAACTGGTGGTGGAATAAGTACAGTTGCTGGAAATGCTGTTATGTCTAGCGAAGCCCTTGCTGTAAATAACGAAAGAATGGCAGTAAAAAATCATCCTTTAGCAGGACCTATTTATACAAGAGACATGGTTCATATGAACCCAACTGCATTAATGTCTCCAGAACAAAGATCTAATCAAAGTATATTTTCAGTTGTTCCTGGGCCAAACCCAGTAAACAAAAAAATTGGTGCAAATCCACAATCTTATATGCATAATAATATGCCTTTAATAAATGGCGTAACAGCAGTAAATGGAGTATCTACTGGAGTTGTTGCAGGAGAAGCAGCAAAATGGCATGCAATGAATGCTGCAATAGCTACTCAGTCTGAAGCAGAGCTTGCAATGTTAAAGACAGAATTAATTACTAATAAAACGGTAACTGCAGAATTGGCAGCATCTTATCAAGCAATGCTGCCACCTATGGCGCAACTTACCTCATTAGCAGCAACAGAATCACAAGCAATTGTTTCTCAATTACAAGCAGGTAAAATAACAGTAGATATGGCAAGAGCAAAAATTATTGCTTTAAATGCTAATGTAGAAGCAATGATGATAGAAACAGCAACCATGGTTGCATCAAGCATGTCAAGAACTATTAACCTTACAACAGTGCCTTTAACTTCACAGCCCGTTGTTGGTGCAGGCGGAAAATCTAATATGAAAGAAATGTTTCATAAAGGCCCCACAGCTAGCCTAGTTGATACAATTGCAAGAAGCCTCGGAGTTAAAACATCTGGAGCGCCATTTAGTATTGAAACAACAGTTCCAAAAACTATGCGTAGATTTGCAACGGGTGGACCAGTCTATAGAGTTCTTGGAAGTGGAGAGCCAGAGTTTAAGCCTATGGGAACAGATACGGTTCCAGCTATGCTTACACCAGGAGAATTTGTTGTAAATGCAAAAGCAACAAGAGAAAATTTAGGACTGCTACAACAAATAAATGGACCTGGAAGTAAGGGTCCATATCAAAGCACGGGTTCATCTGATGCCGTAGATTTTGCACCAATGGTTCCAACTACCGTTCCAAGAATTAGTGGTGTAACAAATGAACAAATGTCTTCTTTATTTCCAGAAAGATTTGCTGGGGGCAGAGGTTCATATAGATTAAGAGGCACTGCAGGAGTTTATTTAAATGAAATTACAGATCCTAAAATTATTCATAATGAAAAGTATAAAGATTTAGTTAAAAATGGAAAAATTTCAAAGTCTAAATTAAATTCAGAATTGGCAGGAAACGGTTTGCCAACTGAAGTTTATAAGGCAGCTATGGCCGCATCTAAACACCAGCATGTTGGATCTACTGATCAATTTTTATCTGCTCTTGCAAAAGCTGGAATAATTAATGAAAAAGATGCAATGGGATTACAAAAAGAAATTGATTCTTTATACCGTAGACATTTAGATAGTTTTGTAAAAATAAAAGATGCTTCAAATCCATATTGGGCTGCATCAAATACAGTTATGAAAAGACATTTATTTAATAATCCAGATGCATTAGGATTTTGGGATAAATTTTCATCAGAGCCAGCATATGCAGTTTCAGAAAATTTAAGAACAAGCGGCGAGCCAATGCGTAGCCCAAGTATGAAATTAAAATCCATAACTCATAATGGTAAAACAATAAAATTAGATGCACTAGAGTCTCCACAAGCTAAAGGATTTTTTGCACATACTACAACCCCACCACCTCTACTAAAAAGATTATTTAATGCAGGAATTACTGCAGTAGAAAATCGTAGAGCAACACATATGTTTAGAAATAGAGGCGGAATAATTGGAATGAATTCTGGGGGAATGGTTCCAGGAGCTGGTGTGCAACACTTTGGCGTTGGCGGAATGGCTAAAAAGTTTGGTAGAGGCGCAGCTGGATTTGGCGCAGGAATTGTTGGTCAAGAAGTTGCAGGTAATATTGCATCAAGAATGGGAGTTACAAATGGAATTGCTAATACTGCAATTCAAATGGGTGGATTCTTTGCAGCACAAAGTGCAGCAACTAAACTAGTTTCTAGAAGTTTAAGAAATGAAGCAATTCCAGCGCTTGAAACTTTATCAGAATCAGCAGCAAAATCCACGGGAGCGTTATCAAGAATTGCGCCAGCACTTGGCAGAGCTGGTTTATTTGCATCAAGATTTGCAGGCCCAATAGGAGTTGTAGCAATAGGACTTCAATCAGCATTAATTATGTATAAAAAGCATCAAGATTCATTAAAGCTACAAGCATTAGCTTATGGAATGACTGCTGACTCTGCCAAAAAAGCGGGCCTAAGTATAAACGTTTTGTCTTCTGAAATTAAAAATGCTGTAGCAAATCAAAAAGCTTTAGCTGAAACTAATAGATTAATATATGCAACAACAACATTATCTAATACCCCATTAAAAATAACAATAGAGGAATATAGAAAATTAAAGGAAGAAGTAAAGAAAACTCTTCCAGAGTATATTAATTTAATAAATGCAACTAAAAAACAAGATATTGGAAAGCTTGCAATTAGCTTAAAAGCTCAATTTATTACAGCTGGAATGTCTGCTGAAGAAGCAACCAAAAAAGTATATGCATTAATAGAGGCTTCTAATAAATATGGACAAGGCGTATCTTCAATATCACAACTAGGGTTTGCTTCAGTTAACGATCAAAAATCGGCAGCCATTCAAAATATTAAAACCTTAGCTATTGGACAAGGCCTAAATGTACCTGGTGAAAATCAAGCAAATCAATTCTTTATAACTTTACAAGGAATTTCATCTGCAATAGATGAAATAAAATCAAAATCTGAAACACTTGCAAAAGCAGACAAAACTGGAAATACAATTGCCATTACTCAACTTGAAGCACAGCAGGAAGTTTTAAAAGCGATTGAAAATAGTAAAGTAAAACAAAATAATTTAACTGAAAAAAATATTGCACAGATTGCAAAAATTAATCCAGACTTGGCAGGATTCCTTAATACAACTGATAATACCACTACAGCTTGGGCCAAACTAAACCTTCTTATTGAGGGAACAAGAGCGGATATACATGGAATGAGTGGTGATGCAGCCTCTGCTCTTCAGGTATTAAATGAAGCAATTGCTGCAGCAGCTAAAGCCGCATTAATTGCCGCCCCAGCAAAAGATGGTACGGGTGCTGGAATTTTGTATAAAACAAATGCACAAATAGATGCGTTGCAAAAAAAGATTAAACAATACGCACTAGAGTCCGCTGGAATTTCTGCTCAAAAACAAATTGATTCAAGAAAAGCCCTTGATGCAATTAATGCACAAATAGATGCTATTAATAAAGAAGCTGAAGCAAGAAAGAAGGCCTTAGAGGATATTAATGCAATAGAAGATGAAAATCTTCAAATTAAAAAAGCACAGATTATATATCAACAAGCCGTTGCTTCTGGTGATATGGCCGCAGCTGCACAAGCTCAAATAGACATTCAGTCATTAACAAATGCAAGACAAAAAACAGCAGCAATTAATGCAATTGAGCAAGCAAGGATTGCAAAGGTTGAACCCTTACAGGCAAAAGCAAAAACAATTGACTCAGCAAATCAAGCAGTATCTGACGCAGCATCTTTAGCAGCAGAAAAATTAGCAGCAGCAAATGCTAAATTAGACATATTGGTACAAGCATTTAACGGAGTTGCAAAATCATTTACTGATATACAAAAAAATATTGCAGATCTAGGAGATAAATATTTAAGTAGTTCTGCTTACACAAATGATATTGCCGCATTAGTTCAAGCATTAAAATCAAAATCTTTAACTCCTGAATCAATGGGCATTAAGCCAACAGCAAGTGCAATATATGGACTTCCTGGCGGCTCTAAGTCTGGCGTTGGAACAAGAACTAAATCTGCTGATGAAATTGCTGCAGAAGCAATATCTAAAGCAACAGATGCATATAAAAATGGTATTAAAGCAGATAAGGTAATTATTACAGCAACAAATTCATATAATACAGCACAAGTAAAAGACTCTCCAAAAGTTAATGCTAAAATTGAAACTTCACCCGCATCAAAATTAACAACAGGATATAAAGATGGAAAGCCAGTAATGTACAAGGCGGGTAAGGGAGAATTAATTACAGCAGACGACTCTTGGGTGCAAAAAGCTATATATGATAGAGGCTATAAAAAAATAGAGCCAGGGGCGTTCTTTCAAGATTCAAGTGGAACTGGATATGAAGTTGTAAAATTAGTTAAAGATTCAACAGGGGCTAGCACAATAATATTTAAACCATCTGCACATAAATTTGCAATGGGAGGAAATGTCAAAAAATACGGAATAGGAAGTATTGGTGCAGTTAGAGGCCCAGGCACAAGTACATCTGATTCAATTCCAGCATACCTTTCAAATGGAGAATATGTAGTTCGTGCAGCAGCAGTAAATCAATATGGTAAAGATTTCTTTGATGGACTAAATGCTCAAAAGTTTGGAAAAGGTGGAGAGGCAAAACATAAAAATTGGTTTCAAAAATATGTATCGGGATTTAATTCTAAAGATACACCTGCCGCTGAAATGTTTGGAACAGCATCAGTATTAAGAAAACTTGCTGGTCTTGGTAAAGCTGGAGATAATTTAGCCACAGCTTTATTTCCACTTAATTTTATGGGAATGGGAATGGGTAATAAGTTAGGAATGCCAATAAAGGCATTAGCCCAATCTTCCAAGCTTTCAACTTTAGCTTTAACAAATAAATCATTATCTGAAGATACAATAAAATCTATTAGAGCTTATCAAACTGCAATGGCAACAAATAGATCTGAAATTAGCCAAATAAAAACTGGAGAGTTTTATAAAAATAATCCTTGGGCAGACCCACAGCATGCACAAAATGTTATAAGTCACTATCAAGAAAGTAATTTTTCTATGTTAAAAAATCTTAAATTGGCTAGAAAAACAGATACTCCCCCAGGCGGAATAAACGCACTTGAAATGTATGGACAAAAACCCATGTTTGCACAACAAGATGACTGGGGAATTATTAACACGATGTTAACCAGAAAATCAATTGGTGAAAACCAAACAATGTATAGAGGGTTAAGCATGAAAGACATGGCGGATATTGTAGGCTATCAAACAAGACCAGCCAGGGCACTACAAAATGGAAAAGAGTGGATGGATAAATGGGGTCATACATCTAAGGTTGACGAAGCCCCATGGACTCATTTTGCAAGTGGTTGGAAAGATAATGCAGTAGATTTAATTAAACAATCTGGATTACCAGAGCCAAGATATAGTGATATCGAAGCATCTGCACCATTTAAATGGTTTGCTCCAGCATTAAAGCCAGGACAATCATGGATACCAGATAAAGCTAAATCTTTTACAAATAGTTTAGATTGGGCTAAAAACATAGCTCATCAGGGAGGCACGGCTGGAGGAGAAACTGATGCCGTAGCAAAAGTTATATTTGATAAAAATGTTAAGGGTATTCCAAATTTAATGGATTTGGGCATAGGAGGCAATAGGGCAAGTTTATCAGACAAAGAAATGTATATTGCGCCATTTACAGAATACATTTTAAAACAAATTAATCCGTTAGCGCATAAAATTCCAGGAGAGGGATCATTTGTAGGTAATCAATGGATTGGTGGAAAAAATTATTCTAAACTACTAGACGAGTATGTATTTGAAGCAAAACGAACTTTACCTAGTGGTCATATTCCGCATTTTGCAATGGGAGGACTAGCTGGACCAAAATACAATATACCAAGTACTTCAACTTCAATGGTAAATCCATTACCAGCAGGTGGTTCATCAACGGCTCATCACTACAATGTTGGAGGAATGGTAATAAACACTATGCCGCACCAAGATGAAAAAATGATTGCTACAATGGTAGTAGATATGCTTGATAAAAAGAATATGATAAATTCAGCTATGCTGGGAAATTCGAGGTCTAAATAATGGGCTATGTAACAATGCCAAGAGGTTCAATTTTATCAATAGAGGCCAAAGATCTTTTAGCGACACCAGCTGGGAATACGGTTAAATGGAATAAAATTACAGAGCACAATAGATCTCAATTTGATATAGCTACAGAAAGAATAGAGTCTAAAAATAGAACATCTAATGGAACGCTTAGAAAATTTTGGGTCGCAGATAAAAAAACATTTACTGTTTCATGGGATATGCTTCCTTCTTATAGAACTTTAACTGTAGATGGTGGCTGGGGTGCAGAAGACATAAGATCTTTTTTTGCTAGCCCAGAAGGAAAACTTCCATTTAACATTAAAATAAATTTGGCAAAAAATGGAACAGATCAAACTGAAAGCGCATCAGATTATGAAGTATATTCAGTTTCATTTTCACAGGCTTCATTTACTATTCAAAAAAGAGGCATACAACCACACTGGAATGTTCAAATAATTCTGGAAGAAATATAATGACAGCTCTAGATGTTGCTTTAGAATCATTTAATAAAGATACAACCTTAAAAATTAATTCATCTGCAATTATGGATATAAATGTTAATTCAATGATTGTATTTAATGATAATTGTTTTAAATCATTTACAAATAAAGATAGTATCTCTACTAGTGAAATAGCACTAGTATCACCACAAGTAAATTCAAAGCAGGTATTTAAAAAATTATTTCCAGTCGATTCTATTATTAAACAAAATCGTCCTCAAGGTGCAGGTATTAAATATGCAATATTGGGAGATATCCCACAAAATTCATGGGGGGATCCCAAAGGAGTAAATTATGATTTCCCATACAGAACCTACTACCCTGGGGATGAAGTAAAGTACAAGTATTGGCTTACAGCAAAAGATGCTAATGCATCTATAACTGTATATTATAATAATTCTACATTAGATAAGCCAACGTATCCTAAAGATGTTCTATGTAATAAAATTGTAGTAAAATTTGAAGTATCTCATGCAACCCCCAGTCACTGGTATATATATGGCAATAAGCAGTTATTAAAAGATGGAACATCAGTAAACAGCAATGAAATAAATAAGGGATCAGTAGAGATATACTGGACAGGAACTGTTTGGAGTTTAAATGAATCAGATTTAAATTTAACAGCAACACCAAAAACATTATCATCATTAAGCCTACACGCAGTAAATCCTGGTGGGTATATTGGAGTTATAGAAATAGCACCGCATTTAGTTTATGACTTAACAGATTATTTTGTTTCATTTACTACCTCAAAAGAAAGTTCAAATACCACACAAGATCTTTTGCCTGTAGGAAATGTAACTGCTAATTCATTGTCATTGCAATTAATTGATTTGACAGCAAGCCATATTAAATTTAATACTTATTCAAGAGATAGCCAAGATCAGCTAGATTCAAATGAAATATACTTAGTTAAAAATGCAGAAATAAAACCATTTTTAAAAATATATAATTCCAATGGCGATTTAACTGATTCAGTAGGGAAATATTTTAAGTTAAATCAGGGCTATTTTTATATAGATAGCTGGGATATTTCAGAATATGGCAATATAGATATAACTGCACTTGATAGCGCAAAATTTTTACAAGATATATTTTGTCCACAAATATTATGTACTGGTTATACAGTAACAGCAATTATAAGAAGAGTCCTTGATTCGGTTGGATTTAATAATTATGCAATTAATACTAATCCTTCTCAAGAAAAAGAATCTTCTATATTCACACCAGATTATTGGTGGACCGACGGTACGGAGACCGCATGGTCTGTCATACAAGATTTATGCAGAGACTCGCAAATGATTTGCTTCATGGATGATGACAATATACTGCAATTTTATACTAGAAGTTATATTTTTGACTCAGATAGATTAACAGATTATATTTTTAGAGATGCGGAAGAAACTATTAGTGGAATCAAAAATATACCAAATATACTTACATTATCAAAAAAGAAAATCCCAGGGGTATCTTCAGTTAGGGTTAGGTATTCACCTACAGGACTTGCGGGTTATGATCAAAGTAGTAAAGAAGTTCTTGAGTATACAAACACATATTTAGCAGCAGCAGGATTAAAAGAGACTCTATCTATTTCCGCCGTATCTACAGCCACACTATTAGATCACTCCACAGACCACTCTGGATGTAGCTATATAAATTTAGATATGATTGACATTACTGCAAGCGATTTATCAACCCAATCATCACTTTATGCATTTGCAGGATACTTTTTATTAGATGCAGAAGTTATTGAATTTGATTCAATTCAGTATGAATATATTCCATTAACAGGAGGGTCTGCAATTCAAGTCGATATTGCCAGCCCAGGTGACATTAGTAAATATTCATCACTTGCAGTAATTGGAAGTGTTAAAAATCTAGGAAAATATAGGATTAAAACTCGTGGATGTTTTAATACTGTAGTAAAAGCACATCCAGTAGATCTAAAATCAATTTCAAATGGATGGAATGGATATAGCGGAATAAAGTGGGTGACCTCATAATGCCATTAGACGGTACAATATTTTTTCAAACAACTGCAACAGCAACTCAAAAAAGTGCACTTGATTTTAGTCCCTCATTTACAAAAGATGGAATTGTTATTAGTAAATCTTTAATGACAATTAATTCTGTTGATAGTGACCCAAATAGCGTATCATGTGCAATTAAAAATTTAGGACTTACAATACCTTCTCCAAACTCAGGTTACTATTCTTGTGGAACCACAATGTTTTTTCAACCACAATCAGACTCAGTAGGTAATTCTTCTGGAGGAATGTTAATATTTGCCAACTCGACTGGGACACAGGGCTATGTATTAAACATTAAATCTTCTACGCTTGCTGGCGCACAAGGACAAAATGAATTTCAAATATTAAAAGTTAAAATAAATTCCTTAGGGAAATCTATAGTTAGTGTAGTACCAGATTCACAATCAATAACAAAATCAAAAAATGTAATAGGTATTATTGAAGGTGAATCATATAAAATTGATGTTAATATAAAATGTGAAACACTTAAAACAACTATTGTTGCATATATAAACGGACATAGAATTACAGCAACAGATAGTTCTGCTGGGAATATACTTCCAGCAACATCCAATATGGGTTTATTTGCATCACTTGGCATAGTAAGCTTTGATTATATTTATTTGAAAAAAATAACTGCCGCTGAATATAATACTGCTACTATTCAAAATTTATATGGCAATCAGTTTGCTGGTATATCTGCACAAATTGCATACGGAGATATGTGGCTGTCTGGAATAAATACTCTACATGTAGCGACAACAGATGTCCATGTTGAAGAATTTGGTCCAGTTGCTAGGGAAATAAGATTTGTTAATCAAGATTATTCAACCGTGCCAGTACAGCCCAAATATATGTCAACAAATTTAAATGATTTTGTAGAGATATTGGATAGCAACTTGACGGCCTTTAATGCTAAGGCCTATATATTAAATACATCTGGTACATTCATTCCTCTACTTTCTAGCACTTATTCTAAAGTAAGTGCCGTAGCAAATAATATAGTTAGGTCTAGCCCAGTCATTTATTCAGATGAAGAAGTAAGCAAGTATTCAACACAGGAACCAATTACTTTTGAGTCAACCTGGATACAAAGACCATCTGATGCAAAAGCTCTTGCACAATGGATTAATACACAATGTTCAACTCAACAAATGACAATCTCAATGAATGCTATTATAAATCCAAAAATTAAAGTAGGAGATATAATATCTATTAAATACTCAAGGCAAGGGCTTGATGGAACAGAAAAATTTTTAGTTAATGGCCTAATACAAAAGTTTGATAGGGGGTTAGATACCACAATTGATGCAAGATCAATATCTTATCAATAATGGTATAATTTTTATATGACAAATAAGATTTCCAGCAATCAAATAGATCAGTCTCCTTACATGTATTTAAGGGTTGCTAATAAAGACCTGGACCCCTTATCTTATAGAATAGCCACAGGGTATTTACCTTTAATGGTAAAAATAGCTAAAACAAGTGGTGTTGGCGGAGGCAACGATGGTAATGGAGACGGCGGAGACGATGGGTCAGTTGACTCTTCTATGATACCATCGTTAGGAGACATTTCAATAAAAGGGGAACAATCTGTAGACTATACTACAGTTCCTCCAACAATTAAATTAACAATACAGGTTAGAAACTCTACGGGTGAAATTGTAAAGGGAATGAATATAAGGAGAACACTATAATGATTACAAGATTCGGAAAAAGATTTATAACATCTTACCTAGCAGGATTAAATTCTTTTTCTAAGCAAGATTTAGCAATTGGTATAGCAAATAATACAGATTATGCACTATCCGATACAAATAGCAGACTAGGTTTTGAATTTTATAGACTTCCTGCAGATTTTGCTAGCATTGATATTCAAACACAATCAAATGGAACTAGCACATATGCTGTAATATATCAGACAACTTTGCCGCAAGACATGGCTGGAATTATTTCAGAAATTGGTATTTATCCAGGATCAAGAACATCTAAAAATAATTTTGATGATAAAATTCTATCTGATTTTGAAAATAATTTGTTATGGACACAGTCAACATCTCCATACGGTTATGCTGACATAATTAGCAGTCCGTCAGTATCCCCATTTCCCAGAATTGGAAATGCATTAATACCAATTACAGCTACTTCATCTCAAACAAAAGAATATATTTCTACAATAGCAAATTTAGATATATCAGGATATAGCGCTAACGATACAGTTGTTCTTGCATATAATCAAGAAGATACAAATCTTTCTTCAATTAAAATTAAATTTTATAGCTCCGATACTGATTATTTTTATACTACAATTACAGGCGAAGCAACAACAGGTAATAAAATATCTAATATAATGTTTTCAACATTACTTTCAAGTGGTACTCCAAATTTAGATTCTATTTATAAAATAGGAATTTCTGCAACTGCAAAATCTTCGGGCACAACAAAAATAAACCTTGAAGGCCTTAGAATAAACGATGAAGATACATTTGATCCAAGCTACGGTTTAATTTCTAGATCTGTACTATCTACTCCACTTGTAAAAGTTTCTGGAAGACCATCCGATATAGAATATAGAATGGAGATAACTTTCTAGAATGGCAGACTTTCCAGATTTACAGACAACTCAGTATTTTGACCCATCTGATAAAAATTATTATGATATTGATATCAAGGGCTTGCTGCCAGAAACTGTATATGGATTTAAATTTCAATGGGAATTTGAAGACCCAGCGTTAAATTTAAAATATAAAAATTTTTGGTCTAATACATTTATATTAGAAACAATACCTCTTCCAAAAGCAGAATCAACAAATATAGTAGCAGCGTGGGTAGGAACCAACCTAGAAATTTCCTGGACATGCCCAACGTACTCTACTGGTTTTCAAATTGAATTAACAGGAAATGTTTTGGGCGTATCTAAAACAGTACCGTTTGGACATAAAAAAGATTTAACAACAACAAGCCAAAAAATTGTTATATCAAAAGAATTAATAATGTTAAATTTTGGAAATGTTTTTCAGACATCACTGACTGGATTTTTAAGAACAGATTATATTAATTCAGCCAGTAATGGTGTATCTTTTATAATTCCAGCTTTTACAGACGGATTAACTTCAAGCGATATACCCGATTCAGCTTGGTCTCTTACTGCAACAGACAACGGATTCATAGTAGCCTGGACGTTAACTGACGCACAAATAGCATCAGGACTATATAATTATGGAGAAGTTTGGTGGTCAGATACACAATCAGGAACTTTTACTAAAAGAGCAATTGATAAAAGTCCAATAGCTATTCAAGGAGTATTAAGCACTAAATATATTAAAATTAGATATTATACTTTAAGTGCAACCAATTCAAATTTTTCTTCAGTTAAAAGTGTTAGTCCTTATAGTCCAATAACAGTTGATGTAGATGGACCAGCTAATGTGGCTTCTGTCACAGCAGTAGGCTCATTAGATTTAGATGGAGTAATTGGATTCAACGGACACGCTACAATATCTTGGGCAGCAGTAACTGGAAACGGAATACGTGGGTATAGAATTAAATGGAGACAGGTTGCCACACCTCCAACAGCATATTCCTATGTAGATTCTCCTGGGACAGCAACAACATACCACCTATCTGGATTAGGAGCAGGTTTAGAATATGAATTTGCAGTTGCTACTTACGATGAGTATAATAATACTTCTACTCAATATGTTGCCTCTACTACCAATGTTACAATTACTGGAACACCTTATATTGCTGGAAACGTAGACGTTTCTGGATATTTTAGATCAAAAGCAAATATTACAGATGCAGACTCAACAGCATTTAAATTTGGATATGGGGTAGATACTGGTAAAAGAGGATTAGTATTTAATACAAATAACTATTGGTATATAGATTCAAGTCAAGGTGCTTCTTTAAAAATTGGTGGTGCAGATAATTATGTTCAATGGAACGGATCAGCGCTTGCAGTAATAGGAGATATTCAGGCAAAAAAAGGAACTTTTAGCGGCAATATAAATTTAGCAAGCGGGGCCTCAATATATAGCGGAACAATAACAGGCAATACTTCCACGGCCTCTTCCGATACTGGTGGAACGCTATCTGGAGATGGGTATATTTTAAACTCAACAGGTTTAATTGTTAGGAAAACCGTTGGGGGAATACAAAGGGCAGTCCAATTATCAACAATAGATGGAAGCATAACCGCAAATTACGGAACAATTGCAGGTTGGACAATAGATTCAAATTCAATTAATAAGGGAAATCAAGTTGGATTTTATGCACCAGATTCACCCGTATCAACAGATGTTGTAATTTGGTCTGGAGGAACTAGATCGTCGAATGCATTTAATATTACTTACGGTGGAAAATTAACTGCAGTAGATGTAGATCTTTCAGGAACAATAAAAGCTATTGACGGATTTATAGGTTCAAAAAATTTAGATGGAACATTAAATAAAGGTTGGTCCATATCTGGAGCACAAATTAGATCCAGCGGGGCATCTGCAGGAACAACTACTTTAATTTTAGACGGAGAAACTGGAACAATAAGCGGAGGAACTGTTGTTGCCAATTCTTTTAAAACAGCAGATGTTGTATCCCCAGGACATGCAGGAATTAAAATTAATACAGATGGCATATATGCATATTCTACTACAAATGTAACAGGACCTATCACAAACATATCATCCGTAACAGGTGTTCTTTATGCAGAAGGTGCCGAAATTAGAGGTGCAATAAAAGCTGAAACAGGTTATATTGGCGGAAGCGGAGGAACTGCCAGCGGATTTTCAATTGATGGTACTTACATTAAATCAGTTCATAAAAATGGAGCAGTTCCATCCCTACAGCTAGATGGATCTACGGGAACAATTTCAACCACTGGAAATCCAGGAACCTGGACAGGCAATACAATGTCAATGCTTGGTGGTAAATTATCAGCAGACAAAGTAATTTATTTAGAATCACCATCAGTAGAAATAAATGGTACTAATTTTACAGTATCTACAGGTGGAACAACAGAAATATTTGGAACAATTAAAATGTCTGGAAATACCACATTTTATAATCCAGCAACATTTTCAAATACAGCAAGGTCTAATGCATCTGAAGTAAGCTTGACTGGAGCTTATTTTAGAAATATATATACAAATACATCAGACCCAGTAAGTGCTGGAAATATCGGAGATGTCTGGATTACTTACGCATAAAATGGTAAAATAATAAAATGCCAATTAGTTTAAAGATAAAAACAACTTCATCTGCTTCAGCAGCCGATTGGAAATCTGCTACAAAAATTAAAGTTAAAACTACAAATACTGCAACAGCAGGTGATTGGAAAACTGCAGCTAAAGCTTTTATTAAGACATTGACTGGCTGGATACAATTTTGGCCCGTTGTTGTTTCTCCAATGATTGAATCAAGGGTACAGGTATCAGCCAACAGCTTAACGTATCCAGTTATACTTACTGGTAAAAATTATCATTGGAGCCAGTATGACACTATTCAATATAAATTTCAATGGTGCCCATATTTTGATTCAGCAGTCTACACCGATTGGACAGACGTAGCGGCATATCAAACAATTTCAAATCCAGCAACGGGCGCTTTTAATACAGTAACATCTACACCAGGAATAGATATATTTACTGTTAATGATATTTATTTTAGATTTATTGTATATGGAGTAAGAAATTCAAACAGTACAGATTTTATGTCAATAAGTACAGGCGTGCTTGTTTCAAGTAATTACCCAATAGGCACAGCAGCATCAGCAGTTATATCAAGAAGTAGTGCGTCATCATATGTTTATAATGTAACAAATACGGGGACATGGACTAAAAATCCAACTTCATATAGATATCAATGGCAGCAAAATACTACGGGATCAACTTGGGCAGATATATCTGGAGCAACAACGTCTTCGTATGACATGTCATCTTTTGCCAATAAAAAAATAAGGGTAAAGGTTTGGGCAACAAATGGATATGGAGAATCCGCATTATTTATATATTCTAATGAAATATTAAATACATATATTCCGCCAACTATTTCTTCTTTTACCGTTACTCCAGGTGCAGGGTCTGCAACAGTGACTTATTCAGCGTCATCAAGCGATCCAACATATACAGTATCTATAACATTAGAAAAACTTTCAGGCTCAACATATAGTAGTTATTTTTTAGTAGATGCCCCCAACTCTTTGGCATTAAGTGCAACAAATCTTAACGTAACAACAGATGTTTTGTTATCTGGAACCTATAGGTTTACGCTACATGTCATAACAAATAATTTAGTTGAAACTACATCACAAGTATCTGGGGTTATTATAGCTTCATTAAATGCAAATAATTTAGCCGTGACAGACACAACACCATCAACAAATTATTCTCCGTCAGGAGTTACCGTAACAAACCCTTCAAATAATTCAGGCTTGGTGTCTTGGACAAATGGAACAAGCGCAGATACCGCAACAGTTGTTTTGACTGGTGTTGCAAGTGGAACAACTATTTTTGATCCAATACAAACGTCAACAACATTTGCTATAACAACAAGTGGTACAGTTACTGCATCTGTAACAAACAAAGTAAAGAGTAAGGCAACTATATCATGGACCCAATCTGGAGCAAGAAGTTTTAAATTAAGTTACGATGTTGGAGGTCTTACTGGAAGCTATAATGTATCAGATACAACTGAAACTTTACCAACATTAGTTATTGGAAATTCTGGACTTTTAGTTAGAGCTTTATCTGTCACAGTGTATTCTGGAGTTAATTACACAGGCACAAGCTCAATATATGCACCTGCTGTATCTCCCTCAGCTGCCCCAGTTGATAAAATTAGTTCGCCAGCTGCTACTGGCAGTGGATCAGTAACATATGTTGCACCAGCAACAGTTCCAGGAACACCAACAAGTTTATCAAGAAATTTAAATACAACAAGCAAAACATTTACATGGACAGCTCCATCAAATGGAGGTTCAGCAATTACTAATTATGAATTTAACATAAATAACACTGGTTGGGTTGCAAGAAGTCCTGCATCTGTTGCAACTTCATATGCAATAACCTCTGCTTCTGGATTAACTGGTAATACATTCCAGGTTCGTGCAGTAAATGCAATTGGTTCAGGTGGATCAGTTTCATCTGGCACATACTATGTTCCAACTGTTACGGCTCCAACAACAAGCTCAATTACATATAATAGTGCATCGGTTGCATGGACATCAGTTTCACAAGCGTCATATTCTCTTTCAGTCCCAGGATCTACTGGAACCCCATTTACTGGAACAACAGGAACTTCGGCATCTGTAACAGGATTATCGGCAAGTACAAATTACACTCCAACAGTTACAGTAACGTCGTCAACAAGTGACTACGTGTCGGCATCTGGTTCTTTGTTTTCTACACCAGCACAATCATTCACAGTAACGTTTGATGCAAATGGTGGAACAGGAACAATGAATACTCAAACCGCAAATACTGCAACAAATCTTAGTGCATTTGGATTCACAGCCCCATCGGGCAAAGGATTTTCTGGGTGGGCAACATCAACTGCAGGAGCAGTTGTATATACAAATCAAGCAAGCTACGCATTTACATCCTCAATAATATTATATGCAATTTATTATACGTTGCCAACAGCACCAAGCGCACCCGCACCTTCCGTAACTGTCGGACCTGGAACTACTACAGCAACTGTTGGCTGGGCAGCACCAGCAAATGGTGGTTCTGCAATTACAAGTTACGAGGCCCAATTAGGAGCAAGCGGTTATGTAAATATAGGAAATGTATTAACTTCGGCGATAACTGGGCTATCTCCTTCAACAACCTATACGTATTATGTAAGAGCAATAAATGTCATTGGTACATCGGGCGCAGGCTCAGTTACTTTTACAACTGCTGCAGTTCCAGTTCCATCCGTAACTCAGATTTCAGCTACAAATACAAATGCTGGGCCAACATTTATGTCTTACACTATAAATTGCGCTAATGCAGTTTCTTGTGATGTTCGTGTTGATAGGGCAGCTTCCGCAACAGTTGCACCAACATCTACGTATACAGCAGGAACTAGCACTTTACTTACACTAAGTAGTGGATCTGGAACGGTCACATCTACAACAACCGCAGCCCCAGCTGGATCAAATGCTTGGTATAGAATTAGAGTTATCCCGTATACTGGAGCAAGCAGAACTGGCACGGCTGGAACTCAAATTGCAAGTTCTTGGAAAAGAAATACTGCCACAAGCTCAACAACAACAAACCCTTCACCTACACCATTTGGAGACGCTTCAGTATAATGATTATTAATTTATTAAATGCTATAATGGAGGAATATGACTAACTACACACACATCACGCTAGATGATAAAAAAATATTAATCTACGAGAGAATGAAAAATAATGAGAATGCTTTGTACCATTTAAATGTTGCTTTAATTGAATCAAATACAAACGGGGCAACTTTAGATGAAATTACTCAAATAAATGAGGGCATTACTAGGGCTGAAGCAAATATGATTACTCTAAATACTATTTTAGATAATTTAAATAGAGGCATTGACCTAGCATAACCCTATATGCTATGATATGGAAGGAGGAAAAATGACATATGAACTAACAAATGAAGAAAAAACTGCAATCATTAATCAGCATATTAAAAATTTAGAGTACTCTATATTTAATTTAAATCTATCTTTAATTGAAGAGAATGCATCAGAATCTTCTGGCTCTATAGATTCAATTGAAGCTCAGCTAGAAGAATTAAATTCTAAAAAAACAGCTCTTCTTGCAGAACTAGCAAAGGTATCGGGGTAATTTAAATGACAGATAAATCTGATCTAATTATTACAGCCCTACAGCAACGCATTGGAGAAATTGTTTCAAACTATGAGACACAAATTGCAGTTATGAGGGCAGAATTTACACAAATGATAAATGAAAAAAATGATAGAGATAAATTTAGCGCCGTAGAAGAATATTCTGCAGCACTTGGGTTAGGAGATGAAAAAATTGACAATAGCATTTGAGGCAGGAAATCCTCTTGACGCATCTGATTTAAATGGTTTGCTTCAAGATTTTAATACTTTGAAGTCAGTCTCTTTAACAAAAGATCAGTTAAATAATTCCCTTTCTGATAATAATGCCACCCAAGCTCAGTTAATGGTTATGGGTGCACTAGCTATTGAAAAACAAGACCTGACCTACGGGAAATCAACAGATGTTGATATCACGTATAGAACAGCACTAGCATCAGATCCTTCATTTGCTATAGTTACGCTTCAGGCATCTAGTGCATACCCAGACGTTATTTTAACACTTGTAAGCATTACTAAATCAGGAGCAAAAATACGCCTAACAAAAGCAACAAATTCGGGCGGAGCAACAAAAACTTATGGCGGATTAAAGGTACATTATTTTTCAATGTAAGTAATAGTATTGACAATACGCACCAATATGCTAGAATTGAGTAATACCTAAATCACGTATCCGTGATTTTTTTTGTATTAAGGCGATTTAATGTCAAATGATTTAAAGTGGATGCTATCATCCGATCAGCAATTCCCATATCAAGATGATAAAATGATTGAACTTTGGTTTAAAGTAATGAAATGGTTTAAGCCAGATGTTGTAGATTACCTTGGAGATACTGATGATCAAGCTTGCTACAGTAGATTTACAAAAGGAACATCGGCTGAGTTTATTAATTTACCAAATGCCACTAACACAGATTTTGTAATTCCAATGATGCGACAAGAATCGGAAGGCGCAAGGCAATTCTATAAAAAAACTCGTGATATTCTTCCTAAGGCTCAATTATTTTCTGCTTTAGGAAATCATGATATTAGAGTGTTTAATTATGCAGATACAAAATTTCCAGAGCATCTGCAAGATATTACTCCAGAAGCTTTGTGGAGTTTAGACTCACTTGGGTATGAATATATTTATTATAATGAATTGCCTAAGCGGAGATTTGGAGATATACACGTTCACCATGGATTGTCTGTAGCAGCTTCTGGTGCAGTAAGAAAAGATATGGAAGATTTGCAAATTTCGTTAATTCGTGGTCATTCACATAGAATCGCATCTCACCTTCAAACATATGAACTAAGAAATGGCGGAGAAGGCGAAACTATAAGAGGATATGAAATTGGACATATGTGTGATGAAAAAGGTCCAGGCATGAAGTATACGCAGCACCATGATTGGCAAAAAGGTTTTGCTATTGCACATATTGAAAATGGAGAATACCCTCATGTTCAAATGGTTCATGTTTCTCCAAGCTATACTTGTGTTGTTGATGGAAAGCTGTTTAGCCTATAATGACTTGTACAAAATGTAAAGGTAGAGTTTTTATAGATAGAGTCTTTTCACAAAAATTACATATGGAATTATTTTGTATAATGTGTGGAAAAAGATGGATGTTTAATAAGGAGACTAATGGATTCGGCAAATGGCTAGACGAGCTAGAACAAAAGAATCAAAAAAACTACGGTATTTCTTCTTAAACAATAAAATACATAAAGTTTTAAGTTCATCTAGATCAAAAGATGAATTAATTGCATGGTCATATCCTGATCAAAAAAGAATGATGTATTCCTATTCTCAGGTAAAAAAATATATGGAAAGTGCATATACAATTGTTGAGGTTTCTAAAATGCTTAATAAGCATAGAGTTACAATTCAAGATTATATTTTAGAGGGTAAAGTTCAAACACCCTCCAAGATATATCCAATAGGTGAGCCCCTAAGCAAAGCCTGGTCAAAGTATATGTTTAATCAAAAAGATATAATTGATATACATCAATATATATTAGATTCAGGACATTCGTCAGAAATGCCTTCTAAAGCGGAACTGCAAGGTCTTCTCAAAAATAACTTTATATTGTATACTAAAACAGACGAAGGAAAGTTTATTCCTATATGGAAGGCGGAGTAATGACATATAATGCTTTATATAGCGTAGAGTCAGGTGCTTCTAAAAAAAGAAAGAAAGATAAGGAATTGGACTACTGGAATTCATTGAATGGTCCAGTTATTCAAAGTTTGTTAAAAGATAAAGAGGTTACAGATGACAGACAGTAGAGTTGTTATATGTCCAGAATGCAAAAAAGAAATAAAAGTACAGCTTGGAATATTTGCACACGCAACACTATCTAGACATATGAAGGAGCATAAATAATGGCATGTGTATGTGGCTTTTCAACAATCTATCCTGAGTGCAATGGCACACATAAGGTAGTAAAAAAAGTAAGAGAGCAGGTAGCAAAAGATATTGAAGCCCTAAAAATTATAGGATCAGTAGATAATGCAGTAGGCATGCAAATCCTTGCAGCAAAAATTGCAAGGGGGCAAAAATGACAACTAGGGTTAAAGTTGATTTATCATATACACGCAACCTCGGTAATTATGAAAGTATTAAAATTGGAATTGGTGTAGAGGATGATGTAAGAGAAGGAGAGCATGTAGATGAAGCAACAGAAAGAGTATATGGTTTTGTAGAAAATAAACTTATTGAAAAAACAAAAGAAGTTGAGGATGAATTAAAGCGTGGCAAGTAATACAAAAGAACCATATGTTCTTATCGGACTTTATCAAAAATTATATTTTGAAAAATATGGTAAGCAATTAACAATAAATAAATTTCGTGAAAAATGGGCTATGCAAGATGTAATAGATAGTGTAGGATATGAAAAAGCAATAGAATTGATTTCCTATTATTTTAATAATATAAATAAGGTAGGTCACCCTATTCAATTTTTTTTCTTTAATTTTGACAAAATAGAAGCGCTTAAGATTGAAGTTGAAAAAGATAAAGTATATCGTCTTCATACACTTGAAGATACAAAGAAAATGGTAGAAGAAGGCGGGATGTAATGAATACAGAAGCTACGCTAATATCCTCGGTTTGCAAGAATAAAGATATAGCAACCCTCCTTTCTGGCAATGTAGATGATTTATTTACATCGCATGGGGATATTTGGGATGCCCTAAAAAGTTATTACTTTAAATTTAAAGCTGTGCCAGAAGTTGGTATACTACAAGAAAGATTTAGGGATTTTGAGCCAGTCGAAGTTACTGGGCAAACGGCATACTATTTAGAAAAACTACGCAATGAATTTCTTTCAAGTAAATTAAAAAGCATTATTTTAAAAAGTGGCTCAATGTTAAAAGAAGATGCTGCATCAAGAGTTCTTGCGGAAATGCAATCATCTCTTGCTTCCTTGACTAAATTTACAAATAATGTAAGAGACCTTGATATTACAGATACAGATAATGCGGTAAGACATTTTCAAAATGTTAAAAATTTATCACTTGAAATGGGTGGATCTCCAGGAATTAAAACTGGATTTGATGCAATTGATTTAGCCTACCCTACTGGTATGGCACCAGGACATTTAATTGTTGCAATTGGTTGGCCAGGTAGAGGTAAGACTTGGTTTACTTCGTACCTAGCTTGCAAAGCGTGGGAACAAGGATTTAAGCCAATGATTATTTCTCTTGAAATGTCACCAGAAGATATGAGAAATAGAATATATACAATGTTAGGCTCTGGATTATTTAAAGCAAGTGATTTTTCTAGAGGTGATGTTAATATAGACGATTTTAGATCTTGGGGTAATAAAAAATTTGATAATAAAAATAGTTTTATTTTAATATCTAATGAGGGTGCAGGTGAGGTAACCCCAGCTACCGTTCAAGGTAAAATTGATCAACATAAACCAGATTTAGTAATTTTAGATTATCATCAATTGTTTTCTGATAATAGAAAAAGTAATGGTGCAACTGAAAGAAACATGAATATCTCTCGTGAATTTAAAATGCTGGCTTTATCTAACAATATACCAATTATTGATATTACTGCTGCAACCGCAGACGATATATCTGATCAAGATAATCCACCAACACTCAACCAGGTTGCTTGGTCAAAAGCAATTGAATATGATGCAGATATGGCAATAGCAATTCATAAGTACTCTAATTCAGATATGATTGAAGTTGTTAGTAGAAAGAATCGGTTTGGAAACAATTTTGGTGTATTCTTAGATTGGGATATCAACAGGGGTATCGTCAAAGAGATTTATGAGAACCCATTTCAAAAAAATGAATCACAAACAGATAAAAAGATTTCAAGCAAAGGTTAACTTTAAAGATGACTCGGATATGGTTAAAGTTAAGTATCAATACGAAGAATTACTTACTAATCAAATGCGGGCCTACGGCTATGTTAGGGTACTTGACATAGATACTAACTTTTCGGTACAATTTGATGGTGAAACATGGATGTTCCTAATGACACTCTATGGCGTATACGTTGGAAAGAAGAAGGCATGGGATTCAGCAGGAATTACTCAGGGCAAAATAGTTCCACGCAGTATGCCGACGCTCACGTAAAAGAAATTATTAAAGGCCTTGGCCTTAAATATTTATCTGAAGCTAACAATAACTTACTTATGTATTGTCCATTTCATAGCAATAGACATACTGCCAGCTTTAGTATTAGTTGCGATAACGGTGCATGGCTTTGTTATAACCCTGCTTGTGGAGAGTCAGGTAGCCTTATTGAACTTGTTAAGAAAATTTTAAAAAAGAATGATTTTGAAGCATTAAGATTTATTGCATCTAAACAAAATGCTGCAATGGAAAATTTTGATGAGATACTTACTGTTGTATTAGAGGAAAAACCAAAGTTTGTAGAATTCCCTGTTGAAGTTTTAAAAAAACTTTATAATGGGTTAATTAAAAGCCAAGAAGCTAAAGATTATTTTAAATCAAGGGGAATCACTTTAGAATCAATATCATATTTTTCTTTAGGGTATTCAGAAAATATAAATATGGTTACAGTCCCAGTTCATAGCCCAGATGGAATTCCTGTGGGTATTGTGGGAAGATCTATATCAGAAAAGAAATTTAAGAATAGCGTTAATTTACCACGAAGTAAAACTATGTTTAATATTCATCGTGCAAAAAAAATTGGAGATAATATTATAATTGTGGAATCAAGTTTTGATGCAATCCGTGTGCATCAAGCTGGATTCCCGAATGTTGTTGCAACACTTGGAGGCTCTATATCTCCAGAAAATATTAATTTATTAAATAGATATTTTAATAAAATTACTATTATGACTGACTCTGATGAGGCGGGCAGGGAATTGGGTCAAACAATAGCCAATAGATTAAAAAATAAAGACATCTTGTGGGCATCGTATTCATATGGTAAGATATATCCACATGAAGCTAAAGATGTAGGGGATATGACAGATCAAGAAATATCCCTATGCATAAAAAATTCAGTTTCCAGTATTGAATATCAATCCTGGGATAAATGATATACTAAAAAAATAGATGGACAAAACCATCAAATATAAACTAAGGAGATACAATGGGTATCGTTAAAGGACTAAAAGAACTAAGTAAGGTAATGGATGCGCCGCAGCATCTAAGCGGTGATGCAAGCAAAGCACGCTGGGTTAAAATTGAAGACTCAGAAAGTGTCAAGGTACGTTTTTTGCAAGAGCTAGATCCAGACTCTCCATCCTATGATGACAAATTAGGTTGTGGTTTTATTGCAATGGAACATACTAATCCAAAAGATTATCGAAGAAAAGCCCTAGATACAATGGATACAGAAGGCCGTGACTGGGCACAAGAACAACATAGAAAAGATTTTAAGGCGGGTTGGAAAGCTAAGGGTAGACTATATATCAATGTCCTAGTTGATGATGGTAAGGAAGCCCCATACGTAGCAATTCTTTCTCAAGGAACAAGCGGAAAAACAATTACACCAACACTTATAGAATATGCGGGAGAAATGGGCAGCATTAGTAATTTAATGTGGCGCATTAAACGTACAGGAACAAATAAAGACACTAGCTACACAATAATTCCTCTAGCAAAAGATGAAACAAAATTTGATGCTAGTACACTAGAACTCTACGATTTGGAAAAAACTGCTGTTCGATATGTTCCATATGCAGAACAAGAAGCATTTTATACTGGAGAAGGATCATCTACTGCATCCGAATCTTCTGCTACCAGCAGCAATTTGGACTGGTAATTAATTAAATAATAGGGGCAGTCTATTGACTGCCCCTATTATATTTAGTAAAATAACACTATGATATATTATGACATACCAGATCCTTTTGATATTTTTGTATCAAATAAATATAAAGATTTTAAAGGTATGCTATATGACTTTTTTACAAAAGAATGGCATATGAATTGTAGATGCTGTAAAGAAGAACTATTTGCACCAAATAAAAAGACTATGACTAAGATAAGACTTTATCATACTAGAAATGAATGCACAGGCGGATACTAATGAATGATTTATTCTGGTATAAGATTAAGCTAAGAGAAGCAGTCTCAACTACCGCTATGGAAAATGGTTGGGATAATGAAAAATGTAAAGAAGTATTTGATAGTCTTATGAATCAATATTTAGTATCTAGGGGTTTTAAATGAGCTTTACACACCTACATGTTCACTCCTACTATTCATTAATGGATGGACTAAATTCACCTAAAGAATTATGCCAAGCAGCGTTAGATGCTGGGCAAACTGCGATTGCAATTACAGACCATGGTACTCTCTCTTCACACAGAGATATGCAGATTGCCGCAAAGGAAACTGGCATTAAGCCAATTCTTGGTGTTGAGGCGTACATTTCTCCAACCGATAGGTTTGACA